GAATAAAGCGTTTAGCCGTATTCATAGCCATTGTAACCCAAGATTCCTCACGTTGCACAGGCGTTCCATTATCCTCAAAGGTAATTGTATCACCTTCTCGCGAATATGTGTAAACCATTGCCTCGCCGTTACTTAGGATAATAGCTTGCGTATCCGTAAAATCAGCCACCCAAGCGTAATCATCATCGCTATTAACAAACCTCTTGCGCGCCGCTTGGTCAAGTAGTTGCTCTTTGCGTCTAAACGACTCGCCATCCATTGCTGTTTTGTTTGCAACAGGTTTTAACGTCACAGCTTGGTCGGCATTAACCATCATACCAACACCTTGCTCTGGTGTAGCTGCGCCAACCTCATGCAGCAAGATCGCGTCATGGTCTACCGATTTGATATCAGCAACCCACTCAGCACCCATTTGCTTTTGCTCTTCATTTGGCTCTAGGCGCTCAAGGAATACAGCGATACTAGTATGAATTGGTGGCACATCCTCCCCGCGCTCAATGGCCTCGATGCGATCAATTAGCTCTCGACCTTTTTCAGACTGTTTGGCTACTTCTATATCAATCCACTTCTCTACGTAGATTCGGTTTCCGGCTTTCTTGGCGTTGCGGTTCCATGCGCCAACATGGCCTTGGTTAATACCTTCTGGACTAAATGCCGACACAAACTGACCGTTCACCTCTGGATGACCTAGCGGTGCAAGTGTACCCTCTAGACCTTCGTAGTGTTTATCAATCTGCTCAGCAGTGTACAATCCGCCATTCATGATGACGTTAGCCGGCAAGGTGTAACTAGGCAGAATCCAGTGCTCTTTACCGTTATATGTTTCGCGTCTAATCGACTGGTTATTAACCTTTGTCGTGACGTTTACCTGATAGACTTTCACTTAATCCCCTTATGCCGAATCAACAGCATGAACATTTTTGGTTAGTTGCAAACTTCGACTTGTCGAGCATTTTTTGCGCCCTTTCAATTATTGTATCATTAATTGGGTTTCCGTTATCATCGACTAATATGCTAATAGTTACACACTTACAATTAATTCCGTTGGGTGTTATTGAATACCACTCTCGAACCTCTTCAACCGTATACAAGTGAGCATGACGCAAAGCATGAGTAACGCGAGTTGTTGGTGATAACGCAGACAAGTGAAGCTGCATTGTTGTTAGCCCAAAGCGCTCTTGCGCACTCTCTGACTCATCCCACCTAGCTCGACGCAACGCCGTTGTGATTTCAGTTCGCGCAATCCTTCGAGCTCGATATTCTTCCAGTCCGGTTTGTGTTTTTAGCGCTCTAGCGATATCAAGCGGATTTAATCCTCTAGCAATGCCATCGGTAAGCACTCGAGACATATCGGCCTTAACGGTTGCTGATAACCCTTTCATTTCCTCAAACACTCGCGCTTTAACTAACGCAATGCGATCACGGTACGGCTCACTGTTGATTAGTTCACGTAGATTTTCCACCTCGGCGGAATATGCTGGCGATTGTGCTGTTAGGTTCTGAAATTCTTGCGATGTGCCGCGCTGATAAGCAACGCTTACATATTGACTGAATAACCACGGGTCTTGCTGCCCGCCTTCAATCAATATTTCATCAATGAGTAAGTTACCTTGCTCTAGAATGTAATTAAGCGTGAACTCATCAAGCTCGTAGGTGTATCGCTGGTTGACTGCCAGCTGTGGGCTTAGACTCTGGATTAGCTTTGGATACTCTCGGCCTATCTTGCGTAGTTTGGCTTCATACTTATTGATAGCTCCGCGCTCAAGACGATCTACTCCTGTAGGGTCTCTAATATCCCTTGGCAGGATAGGCGAGCCGTTACGCTTCGCCATTATCTTCATCCTCTAATTCTTCACCTAACGATTCACCAAGCGGCATTTCATCACCCATAGACTCATATCCAGCGGCTATTCGAATTTCGCTATCCGTAAAGATTGGTTGACCATCCGATAGTGCCTTATCGTTAATTTCGGTCATTGTCTTAGCGTTTGCTAACTTCTCTGATTGCGTAGCTTCGTTTAGATCATCCCAGATAACAGTAAATTCAGATACTGATTTAACCACACCCAAGCCAATAACCTTTTGCTCGATGAAATCTTCGATCTCTTCGCTCAATTCAATCTCTCGGCGCGACTGGCATCGGCCATTCCAGTATTTGTTATCTTCGGTACTTGATCGCTCTGCTTGCTGGTTGCCAACTAGAATGCGGCTTGGCATATCGACGGACGCCGAGAATGACTGAACGTTAATATCATAGGTTGGGGTTGGGTCTGGCACATCGGATACCATAGGCGTAGTAGTTGCACCTTGGGTAACCATAATTGTATCGTTGCCTCGGTTTAGCTCCTTGGCCGCTTCGTCGTACTTGCCTTGTAATTCATCAACACTAACGCCATACATTGCCGCTAGGCTTCCAAAGTCGATTTCCTTATCAAAGTTAACCGACAATTGACGCGCAGCATTCTTGAGGAATGACTCGCCAGAGCCGCCCTCCACTTTCTCGATGTTAACAAGGTTGTTGTAACCTGGCTCAAGGTAGCCGATAGCATCAAGCGTGTAATTGCCCAAAATAAATACACGGTCAGGGTGAACGTCAAATAGCTTCTTACCACCATTAGGCAAAGTGGCAGTGTATTGCCACATCGTAGGCTGTCCGTAAGTCTCGCTGTTTACGTCAGAATCGTATTCTTTCGGGATTAAGCAGTTAGCCCATGCGACAGTGAACTTATCAATGGCGCGGCCACGACCTACAGGCTCATTCCATCGGCGCGAGTCTTTAAAGTGGATCAAGATACCGGAGTAGCGCCCAACCAATCGACGGCGGTCAGCTTCTGCGAAAGCATGCCAGAATCTAGCGGTCAAAGTGCGCTTGAGTGACTTTTCCCAAGCCGTTTCCTTTTTGGATTCATCTTTCTCTTCACCTTCGATAACTGTCGGGTTAGATGAGAAACACTTGCCAACTAGCTTATTAACCGCCGAGAAAGCCAAACCACCGCGACGGTAAGCGTTGTACAGGTCTTGAAAGTCTAGGTGTGCTTTGTATCCATACTCACACCATGCGCTTTGACGCTTTGTGTCCATTCCCATGCCGTGATTTAACAATGACTGTCTAGCCATTGAAATCTGACTGGCTTGCGAGTTAGCAGCAAGCTGCAAGGCCTTGTTGACTGCCATTGTTAGTTTATCGGTCATAGTATTCTCTTTTAAGTATTCCGCGCTTACCTTTAGGATCGTAACCCTCTCGCTCTGGATTGTAAATCACTTGCACCGTGGATTGAGATGGGTCACGCCAGATTAACTTCTCGCTCGCTGGCGAATCCAATGCGGCCACACTTCGAGCGCATGATAAGCACTGAGCTCTAACTATTAACTCAATTCTCCCATTGTTTGCGCTTACTTTGAATATAGCCATTATCTCAACCTTTTCGGGATCATCATTCCCATTGCAACGTTTTTCTTTTCAACTGGTGCCTTACCCATTATTGCAGAGTCGGCAATATTTGGCGATGGTTGTCCAGTGCGCTTTTCCATATCCTTTTTGCTTTCAACCTTTTTCTTGCTATTGACTTCTGACTTAACCCATAAAGGAGTAGTTAGCTCTTTTCTTAATTTATTGAACTCTCCATCATCCTCTAAGTTAATTGAAAGCATGTCCTCTGGCTTTATATCTCTTTCACCTAAAACTATAAACCTATAAGTATTGTACAGCAATTGAGCAAAAACCGCGTGAGCCTGTGCTTTTGCGTTGGTGTAAGTCTCGCCCCAAGTTTTTTCTGTTCCTTCAATTTCCTTGTCTGCGTTTATCGGCGCGTCACCAGCATTGAAAGGAAGTACTTCCACATCGATTGATGGAATGATATTTCCTTCCTCATCCTTATCTTTGCCAGTTACATTGTCATCAACAAAAACGGAAACGCCGTCACCAAAACCGCCACATTCATCATAACGGTACAACTCAGCCCCATGCTTTCGCACCATTGCTAGCGATCGCCTTGTTGCAACTCTAAGGTCTGGTGATAAAGGCCACTCGTCTATTTCTTCTAACTGGTTGCCGTCAATGTAAGTAACCGCATGATAATCTCGGCCTTGTCCGGCAGGGTCATAGCCAACAACTTTCTTGCCGACCTTTTGCCATTCAGGATGATTGCTTGCGAACCTTGCAGCCTCTACCCAATCTTTATCAACAATTACATTGCCACCAGGGCCAACAGGCTTTCCTAGCCATATGTTATCGTAATCTCTTTTAGGCAGGGTTTTCTCTGCGTGCAGCCTTTGAGCCTCTAGATGCTCTGGAAAGTATTTATTGTCATAG